GAAATTAACCCTTGTCAATAGTCTTTTTACTATCCCTATACGATCATTGATTTAAAACATTGATAATGAATCATTTACAACCACTACCAAGTGAGGATGTTTTTACTTCCTTTTCGTGTTTTGTAATATGCCTCTGCATACTTTTCTAGCTCCCTTTTAAGATCTTCCTCCTTTCGCTCTAGGATGCGTTCTGATGCGTCTTGGGCCATTTGGGCGGTCCAGTAGCCAACTGCCATCGAAAGCGCGTCTAAGCGGTCGTCATGCGTCACAGCGCCCCTGTCACGGGTTATGCGTGTCATCTGGTAGATCAGCTGGTATTTCAATGAGTGGTCCTTAGGATAGCTCTGAGTCGTGTCATAGTCGGCCTGAATGACCTTCGGGTCTATCACTAGCTTATGGCCTGTCATCACTGGCTCGAGGGTGTCAATGATCCTTCGTTCCTTTTGGGTGCTGTGTCGGACTTCCTCAATGGTGCACGGATGGACCTTGCGAAGTATTGGTTTTAGTAGTTCAACAAACATACCATCACCAAAGTTACTCTCCACGACAATCTCATTGACCTTGTGTTCTTTGGCGGTCATTGAAAGGAACTTAAGGGTTTCCTCTGAGTATCCTCCCTGGACGCCCCCGGCCGCAGTGACATACAGGAATCCGTTGAGCATCTTAACGACTGCGTATCCTGTCTCGTCCTTGCCTCGTCCTGACGGGTCGATTGACATGACGCTCCCAGTATACTTGATGTGCTCGCCAAGCGTCTTCATGGGGCGGTAGAATCTGTCTCCGGTCATCCCTACATTAGGTATTGAGCCATCCCATTCGAGGTCTGGGTCCCGAGCCCACACTAGGCGTTCAGGGGCTAGGTCGGTGTCAATGGACATCACGATAAGGTCCGAAAGCTTGAGCGGATACTTTTCGACGTCACTGAGGTTTGAGTCCAACATAAATTGAAGAGCATACCCAGCAGAACCATAGGATACTTTACGTTCGGCAAGGTCTACGTCAGAGAACCTTAGTGGCTCTGTGGACCTCCCCTTTTGTTCTATATCAACACAACAACCAGAAATGTTTCCATCGTAACGCTTAGCGTTTTGGTCGGGGGTTACATATTGAGCAGGCCAGATGCGTGTCTGGTAGCCTCGCTCTGTGAGTTGTCTGTATATTGTGTCTTCGCATTGGGGTGTTCCGAGAAAGATTATCTTTGAGTCGTCGAGCGGCTTAATGATCGCATCGAACTCTTTGACTTGTTCTCCGAGCTTGTCTCGCATCATTTGGGTTGCCGAGTTGTTCGGGACCTCTACGTCATCGGCAACAATGATGTCGGCACGCGACCCTGTCAGTTGAGATGTAATACCCAGGGACTTGACGGACGGTGCGTGGGCTGCTGGGGCTGGCCCAACGTCGAAGGAGATTTTACTGAATCGTTGTTTATCCTGAGGGATGAGGTGCTTAAGTAGGGGCATCTCATGGATAAGCCTAAGAGTAAAAGTTGAGAAGTCATCTGCTCGAGTTTTTGAAGCAGAGACAACAAGTATATTTTTTGAGGGATCGAGGAGCAACTGGTGGACAACGTAAGCAGAGCAGATCCAGCTTTTTCCAACGCCTCGAAAGCCTTGAATAACTGCTCGCTTGTCTCCGTGCTGCATGTAATCCGCGATCTCATATTGAATAGCTGTGGGGGCAGGCAGGTTTAGTTGCTTCCATACAAGGTAGAGGAAGTTGCGGAAGTCTTTAAGCTGTGATGCTGTTTGTTTTATATCAGCCATTGCTCACCATGCTCACAACCCTATCTACGTTCTTATCGTCGAACGGGAGGGCGCTTACCAGTTCTTGCAAGGGCGAGTCATCAGAAGCCACCGCACTTACATTGTTATCTTTGAGAAACTGACGGACCGTCGATAGGTCTGCCGTGGTAGCCTCTCCTGACTTTACCCGGTGCAAAAACTCATCGATGAGTAGGTCTTGGAGCTCGTATAGTTTATCTGATTTATCCATATTATTTAAGTTCCTTAATTATTTTAATAGCAAGGTAAGCCAGTGTTGCGAGTCCTACGCATATAGCAACAACAGTATTGACGCTCTCAAGTGTAAGTGTCCCGAGGAGTCCTGTGAATCCAATAAATGACGGCATGTATGAAGAGTTCATTTTACTGGGCTTTGTAAGAGTCGATGTATCGCTGATAGAGCTCTGGGTTTTCTTCCAGGACTTGTTTTTTAGCCGCTGCATTGTAAGCACTCAGTAACCTTTTAATTGCTTTAACCTTAGGGCTAGAAGACGCCGTTGGGTCCCTTGGGTCCGCATCAGGCATTGCTTGGTATCGCTGGTCCTTGAACATAGTAGCCAAGCGTTCCCTTAGGGTTTTTCCTCCAAGTTTCTTTGTGCCTACTAGTTGCATCATCCTGGCGTATGCTTGTTGCTTTGTTTCCGGATTGTAGTAGTCACGCATATCAAGGCCCTCAAAGCCTTTTCTTAGGCTGGTTGAGGGTTTTCCAAAGCCAGCCCCAAGGTTGCCTAATTCGTAGTCCACGATGTTTTTAGCCACATCTTTTGAGTAGATGGGATCAACTATACCTTTAAACCCTCCTGAGGACTCAAGGGTCTCAACGTCTCCTAAGAAGTTATACCGGGGAGGCAGGTCTCCCTCTAGTCCTGGGGTTCTCTTTATCATGTAATCCATGATCCCTCGAACTTCCCTGAGGGGTCGATCTTCTTGGACGTTCATGGTTTGATTTACAAAGTTAGGAACAAACCCACCTGCAATGCTTCCTACAAATTTCTCGGTGTTGTTGATTGGGTCTTTCAGCACCTTGAACAGGTTATCAATTCCCTGGACATAAGACTTGTTGGTGATGTTGTTTGAGAACGCAAGCGCCAAGACGCCGAATATTGTTCCCATGTCTTTCTCATCAAACTCATTATACTCGAGTCCTTCATTGATGTCGGCAATAATCCCGAGCATAGTGGCCATTGGGTCCATCCGTTGGTAGCTGTGGATTCGGTCCCCTATTCTGATTGAGTAAGGTTGGTTGTCTAGCTCCCAAGCCTTTCTCGCATTCTTTTCACGAGGACCATAACCACTAATTATCTTTGAGGTATCCTGGCTGGCAAGCATGTAGATCAATGATGCGGTTGTGGCTACAGACATAGCCATTTTCCCTTGAATCTCTGCGCGTTCAGTGGGTGTGCCCTTAGCTAATCCCTCTCTATACTTAGAGCTCATCATCCGTGTGAAGTGCATGGGCAGCCCAAACGGCGAGCGCTCTATACCGAACGCAAGGATGTTGGTAGGTGTCCGCACAAAAGGAACGATAGCGGTCATCCATGGGTTCTGGACAATGATATTTGAGAGCCCTTTTACTATACTGTTTTCAGAGTCTTGGGTATGTGTATTTATCTTAGCTCCTTGCTCAGCACGGGCAGCAAGTGCCCCTCGGTTCCCATATCCAATCTCTACTCCATCCTCAGTAATAAACCGTTTCTCTTTCTTTTGTTTCCTGATGTAGTTGGTTATGAAAGTTTCCCTAGCAGAGAACCTAAGGTTTTTCTTGTCTGCTAGTTCTTTGGCAGTCATTACCAGGTTCTTCTCATTAAAGACTCGCCCGGTTTCAGTGAGGTGTGCATTGACTCCTTTGTGGACATATTCCCCTAGTTGCTTACCTGAAAGGCCTTTTGATTTTCCTTTGAGGGCTAACTCTGTCATCACATAGCTGCGATAAGACATTGCCTTAAACAGTTCGTCCCCCGTCAAGAGCCCCCGTGAGGGTAGCCTTACGATTGTTCCGATTGTATTTATAGCAGCGCCAAAGGCTCCTTCTCTGTCCGATTGGATAGCATTCATGCTGCTTTTAGCATCATCAAACTGCCTTGAATTAGGAATACTAATTGCCTCTCCAGACTTCGCAGCTCGAACGGCAAGATCAAATGAATCCATGATAGCCTTAGCGTCAAAGGCGTAGCGCAGGGTTGCCCTGGCCAACTCAAAGTTTCCAGTCAATGCGGCCCCGCCTGCCCTCTCTAAGGTCCTGAGCCCATAGGTTATCGCAGAACCAATCATGTTAATCTCAAAGGTAGAGATTCCAGATAACAACGAGTTAATCCAATACTCACGGACCATGTCAAACATGCGCTTGCCCATTGTCTGCTTAACAATCTTATTGAGTCCCGCCTCGATGCCATCAGCAGTGCGTGAAGTAAGAATCAGTTGTAGTAACTTCTCTTGGCCCATGCTCCCTCGGCGTTCGTTCTTGTATGCTTGAATGGCCTCGATGCTTTGTTCTTGGAGTTGGTTTAAGGAGCTATCAAACCTTTTGGACTTAACATCCCCATAGATGAACTTACGCTGAAGCATTGCTAAGGAAGGATACCGCCCATACAATCCCCACAGACGTTGAGTGCTGACCATCAGTTCCATCTGCTGAAGCATTTGAGCATACTTAGCATCATACATATCTAGCATCTCTGGGTCTGCGTTCTTCTGTGTCCTCTTAAGGAGATCGCTGGCTTCCTTTGCTAAGTTATGCACTTCTTCCGCAATAAGATTGTTGAGCATCTTAATCGCTAGTTGGTCTTTGAGCATCTCATCAAAGGTCTCCTTGAGCTTCTCGCCCTTACCCTCAAGCTCTTTGACCATCTTCTCCACGTTGTGAGGATTGACGCCAAAGGCATCGCTTAGCTCTTTATTGATTCTCTCTACGCTTTGCTTCGGATTAAGTAACTCATCCGCTGATATTTTAGGGACTTTGCTGTTTTTAGTAAGGAAATCTATTTGTTCCCCAGCAAGTGCTCTTGCAATGGTTATGAAGTCTTTCTCTTCCGAGATAGTCCTGATAACCCCTTTGATTGCCTCTACCCCTCCTCCTGGCCCTGAGTCTTTAAGCGCCCGTCTAATTACCTCTGTTAGCGCATCCTCATAGGCTTCCGCATCACTAGTCTCAGGGTCCATCGGGTTGCCGTCTTTATCAACAACGCGCCCAATAGGGACTTCGTCTTGCGGGCTAACCGCTTTAACTTTCCCTCCACGAGCTTTTAGGTATAGCTCTGTCTCCCTCTGGATGTTATCTGGGAGATTCCTTAAGTTGATTTCTTTCTGCGAAGCATCCAAAAAGGTCACCTCGACATGGTCAGGCCGTCCGTTGCCTTCTTTTACCTCCTTGATGCTTAAGTTAATGTTTGCGTCAGCAACAGCCTGTCTTAAGAACTTTCCGTTACGAACTTGAGTGATGATTTGTGCTTTGTTTTTCTCAAACGTGGCCTTTCTTGTAAGAGCCTTTACTGAACCTTCGGCTAATTCTTTGGAAAGCGCACGCCTATTAAATGTTGTAACTTTACCCGCTGGGTCTGTCACCTCTACTGTGTAAGACCCCCTCCGTCCTTTAATTGCAGTTGTCTTAAATGTATAGTTATCCAAGTTAACTTTATCATCAAATTTGATAACATTAGCTTTGACCGATTCTTCGCGAGCTTCTCTTGCTTTACGTATTGTGCTATTAAATACCCGGTCTACTTCATCCATTATTTGTAAACTTTTCTTAAAGTCTACTCCTGCCTTTTCAAAGGCTTCAGATAGTTTCCCTTCAGCAACCCCACGATAAAGGTCAGTCCCGCTAAGTTCTTTAACTTGTTTTGCAAACTCTTTGTTAATCTTAACCTTATACTTAGTAGCGGCATTCATCAAGAACCCTAAGCCCTTTTCAAACTTAGCGCCTGACCCCGATATGCTCATTTGCTCAAGGCCACTAATTTCATCGTAGGCATCTATAGGGGTATACCTTCCTGATACTGTCTCAGGGTTTTTGCCTGACATTCTAAAGGTTTCATTGTCCCTAAATACTGAATTACTAACGGACAACACCTCATCGAGCATGGAGGATTCCTGAGGTTTAAACCCAAGGATTTTAGCGATTAACTCTTTGAACTTATCGTATACAGTTGCAGGTTTCTTACCTTTAGTGATTGTGATTGAGGCTAGTTCTTTTTGAAACTGAGGGTCCATGAAAGCCTGGGTGACAAACTCATGGAGGTCTCCAAGTCCGTAATTAACTCCTTTACCTAACACTTTATCTGGAGATCCAGCCGCCCCTGCTTTGCCTCCTTGACGCAATAGTGCTGATTGTCCCAGCCGATCTACCGCTGTTAAGTAGAGGTCTCCTAGCTCTCGAAGCGAAGTAGGAACTTGCTCGCCTTTTGTATTCTTACCTGTTTTTACTAGCTTCCCTAGTTCATCTAAGTATGCAGAACCCTTAACAGCTTTTCCTTTTGAATCCCTAACGTAAAAATTCTTATATATAATATCTGTCGAAAGAGAGTGGACATACTCATGAACTACTGTTGACAACTTATCATTATCATAAAGTTGAACACGAGACTGCTCAGGGGAGTAATAAGCTCTTCCCGTCTTTCCCACCGATACTTTTACTTGATTTAAAGTATCCCCAAAGTTATCTCGCAAAGTTTTTAATAACTTAACTTGATTTAAAGTTGATTCGTTATACGTCCCTTCTCCTCCGTCTACTGAAGAAATAATTCTATCAATAAATCCTAAAGATCCTGTTTCCTCCTCTACTTTAAACTTACTAAGTTCAAGCACAGCGGAGTCATCCCCTTTCTGGGTTACGTAGTTATAGATATCTTCAGAGCTGGCTTTACGTCCTCCTGCGCCAGCTGTAGCGAAGTCTACACGACCCGTGGTTTCATCAATAATGAAGTCGTCTAATGTTAAGCCCTTACCCTTAATGAAGTCCTCCATCTCCTCTGGGGTAGCTTTTGTTGCTGACTGCCCTTTGATCCCTGTTATGGGGTCGTCAAGTTTTCCATAGTCAAACTTAATAGCATCCTCACTTCCCTCTGCAAGTGCCTCATCCACAGCGTCTTCTGGTGATTTACCGTCCGCAATCTTCTTGTTACGGTTCTTGATCATCTTCACGCTTGAGACAAATGGAGCAAGGATTGCCCCTACGCCTGCCTCAATAAATATGCCCTCTAAGGCATTCTTAAAGCGCCCTTCAATCTCCCCGTCTTCTTCAGTTGCTTGAAGATACTCTGTTACGGGGTTCTGTAGCTCTGGGTATTGATACAACAGGTTACTTAGCCGTTCTTCTTGGGCATCAAACATTAAGAAGTCGGTTGCTACTCCAGCTGCTAAGTTATCCCCGAAGCGTCTTAACTTGGTATTCTTCGCGAGCTTTCGTGCTTCCTGGTGAGATAACTTACCACCTCGAGCAATCTTATTAGCCACGTTTGCCCCTAGATACTTCCTCGCGTTAGCTACACGCCCTACTCTCCCTAATATTCCTACACCAGGAACAAAACCAGTAGCGAATTGCGCCATCCCTTCTACAAAACTTCCTGCCATTGTGTTGGAGGTCCCAAGGAATCTCGTATCGTAGTCCGGGAGAACATCCCCCACCACAAAGTCGGCAAAATCGTATAAACCTTTGATTCCTCCTTCGATACCACGAAAGGGAGCGGCAAGTGTATCTGATAAGGAAAAGAACTCCTGTTCTGGGGTTTCACCGTCCAGTGAACGTGTCCCTGAACTGGTAAAGGCATCAAGTGAAGTGGGATCTATAGCCATGTTTTGTTTTTGGTGTGTATTAAATTATTTTTGTTTATTCTTTTTGACCTCAATAAACTGTATTCCTGCTTTCTTAAGAAGCGCGTCATAGCGTGCCATGTCCTTATTTGTTAAGTCTTTCCCATAAGGAATGTCATATCGAAATTCTGGCTTTGTCTTAAAGGCTCCTCCAGTGTCATGCACAACGGCCCTTACGTTACGGAGTGTTTTTGTGGCTCCGGTTTTTGGATCTTTATACGGAAGCTCTGGGATAATATACGATTTATTATAAAAAGAAGGATTTCCTGCTAGTGTTATATATTTAGATGTCCCGTTAGCGTAATCTTGAACAGTTCGGACTAAAGCCTTCCCATCAGGCCCTGGGCGTGACGAGGGGTATCCTCCTTCCATCTTATCCCCACCTTTTTGTGGAGAGTATATCGTAATATTACCTTTATTTCCTTGTTGTTCTAGAGGTAGCTGAAGTTGTTCTGTTGTAGATATTCTTGTTCCTACGCTGACATCCGCTGGTCCTGAGGCTTGCTCTTCTGTCGTAGATACTTTTGTGTCCACTTTAACGTCTTCCATAGTTGGGACTGTAGGTATCGTCTTGGGTTTATCAGTTGTGTCCTTAAGTCCTGGTTGTGTCTCTATAGTCTCCCTCAAAGGTTTGTCTTCCCTTTTAATTTCCTCTTGAAGCTTCTTGACTCTTTCAGGTGTGGTCTCTCCTTGGTAATACTCAAGACCCCGCTTTTGTGCTGCGTCAATTGCATCTACAGAAACGCCTAGCTTATCTGCGATTGGTTGTAGTTCTTCTTTATTGTCGTAGTTGAGCACGGTAAACGCCCTACCGTCTGAGTTCTCCCCCAATAGTTCATTCTCAAAGAAAGACACACCATCAGTGGTTTCTCCCGTGATGTCTACGCCTTCTGGGATACTCCCTTTTTCCATGGACTTTAAAACCTCAGAGGGATTGTATCCTGCTAACCTTCTACTGCTTAAGATTGCTTTAGCTACTAGGTCCAGTTGAGTTTTAGCATTCGTCCTTTGCTCATCACTGGGGGGGAGAAACCCTATATTGGAGGTATACTGAGTCAAGAAGTGATCATAATCCGATTTAAGGTATTTTTTAGTTTTATCATAGTTGCTTCTGACAACTCCAAACAAAATCTTTGCGTCTCTTTTCTGGTAAGCTCCATTAGATAGACCTGCTGTGAACGAATCAATTTCCGTCATTACGTCATCAGCAGCATAAGATTTTCCCGCTAGTTTAAACGCTAATACTTTACTTTGAGTTACAAATTCAGGTTGGGTTCTTATTTTTGAAAAGCTAGACCCACCAACAAAAACTCCAGGTTGACCTTCAACAGGGCTCTTAGAATACGTCCGACCTCCTGCCTGAAAGGTTGTCTGGGCAAGCAGCCCTCCTCCTGCTCTCGCAATGCTTAATTTTTCTAAGTTTTCTTTTCGTTCCGCTTGGAGGGTAGCAATGCGTTGTGGTCTTTCTCTTTCTTCTTTTATCACTGCTGCCCTCTCTTCAAGTTCCTTCTTGTTCTCAGTTATAAGACTTTTGAACTCAGTCTTGATCTCTTCAAGAAGCCTTGTGCGCTCCGCTCCTAGTGCTTCATCTAATATATTCTGCTTGCTTTGTAATGTCTTCTCTTCCGGAATATTATAAGTCTTATCCCCTATGGAAAGCGACTCGCCCCCTTTGGTGTCCAAAAGCCTTTCTTCTAGGTCCATAATGAATGAATTGAAATCCCTTCTGAACTTCCCGATCATTTCAATGGTTTTGTTCTGAGGGGCTCCAACATTAAACGCATCTTCCGTTAACTCTCCTTTTTCAAGCTCAACAAACCCTTTGATTAGCCCGTAAGCAGGGTCTGTTTCTTTAATCCCATTGCTTTTAATGAAGTCATCTGCTGTCTTCAACAATTCCTCTAATCCTTGGTTCTGGAAAGACACAAGACTGTTTGTCCCTGATCGCTGAGAAACTAATCTTATCTCAGCTACTCCTCGGTCCCTTTCTGTAGCTTCTCTTTGAGTAACTAAACTGAAGGCGTCTGAAGTCAATACTTGCTCGTCTCGATCTGTTATCTTGGAAATCTCGTCTCTAAGATTGTTTTGGTATTCAATCTTATCTGTATAAGAAAGCTCCCGATACTCTTCAGAATCAAACAGCTTCTGAAACTCCTTAACCTTCTCATTCTTGATTACGGTATCGTTAGATATTTTTTGCCTACGTTCTTCAAAGTTTTTCTCATCAAGCTCGTCTTGTAAATTGTTGTAGTAAGTATCCCCAATAGGATCATAAGACCTAAGAGGCTCATTACCTACTTTAATGCCTGCATCAGCCAACTGTTCAAGTTTTACTTGTGCTAATGAAGGAGGCATTGAGTTTAGCCAATTTTGTAAGACTAGTTTCTGGTCAGTAGCAGTAAGTGGTCCTGTTCTTGTCCAGGCTTCTTGATACCTAGCATTCCGTTCTTGTTCAGGCATGAGGGCTCCAGTCAGTGGGAGTTGCATATCTGAAATTGTTGAAACCCTACTTAGAGCTTTAGCCGCTTGAGGGATAAGCACGTTGTTCTTATGAGTGTCCGAGGCTTCCTTTGCAATCTGAACACTTGCTCTATTACGATACTCAGAGGTGCTACGCATAAACCCCGCGAGCATCAAAGGGTCAGCCATGGTGTCTTGGTTGTCCTGCTTAAACTGTTCGGTGAGCCCCTCAACAAACTCATTGATTTGCATTGGGCTTGGTTTGAACCCTTTAAGGACTACCTGATCCTCAATATACTTAGCTTTGTTCTCCTCAATAAAAGCCATATACTCATCAGCCTTGTCTGCTCCAATGAGTTCCTTGGCGTATATCTGTGCGACTGGGTTAAGCTCGTATCCTTCTCCGCGAAACTTACTGTTAAACTTCTCCTCGCTCTTAAGGCGTTGTGCTGCTAATTCCTTCTCCTTTTCCGTCATTTGGGCAAAGTCGAGTCCAAACATAGTCTTTTGGAGGTCTGTCTCTGCCTGTTGCGCTTGCCCATACGCTCTGATTGCTGGATTTATCTGCCCTAGCGTTGCTGCTAGTTTCCCCATAGACGTCTGTGAGGCAGGCACAGGAGCTTGAACTGCCACCGAATACTGGCCCGCCTGAAAGGGTTTCCCTGTAATTGCAGGCGCGCTCAAGTTGAAAGGCACCTGCTCACGGGTTGGCTTGTTAAATAAATCTCTGCGTGTCATGGATTAATCAATAGTTGTTGTAGGCGCTGAAGGAAGTTGACTTGTCTGTAAGCGCTTAGCGTCTGCGTAATTCTCAAGGCTCGTCGAGGTTGCACTCAGCATTGTCCCAAGGACGTTAGGAGTAGCGATAGGCTTGTTGATGTTGATGTAGTTCTGTTGTGATTGGAGTCCAAGGTCACGGGCTCTCATCTCGTATGCCTGATCAGCCAAGTATTGATTCTGTTGGATCGCATAGTTGTGCTCCCCTACCTGCCTCTCGAGGTCTCTCATTTCCGCAAGGAAACTTGCAGACCCAAGACTTATGCCTCCCTCGGCAGCTGCCACTTCTTTACGCGCCATGGCCTCCATACTGGCCCGGTTGGCCGCTGAGACCTCCTGAGCGAGCCTGAGCGACTCAGTGGCTTGTTGTTTACGCATTGCTGATACCTGCTGACTGTATCGAGCATTCTCTGCAATCGTAGCTCGTTCCTGGGCCTTAGCTTGCATTGAAGCCTGTTGACTCTGTGCTCCAATTGTGAGCATTCCTTGGGCAAGAGGGCCAAGCACAGACATAGTGCCGACCGCCTGCGCGATGACGCCAGTAGACGCTAATGCACCAGTAGTGGCACCGGTAGTCCCGAGTAGCGCTGCGCCTGCTGCACCAAATATAGGTAAACACATAGTTTTTAATTAGGGGTTATAATAAATTCGTAAAAAGGATTGTCAGAGATAGTAACTTCGCGAACAAACTTAGCGCCGCAAAAGCGAAGCCAGCGCACAGCCACTTTGTTCTCTTTGAGGACCACGTTCGTGGTGAAGGCATACGGTTGAGACAGGTGGTTCACCCAGTCTCTCGACGCTCGGATAAACTGTCGCTTATGGGTGAGCACATCGTCCGCGCCGAGCATCCAAATGTAACCAGAAGGACCTTCGAGTGGCCCTGAGCCGAACATAGCGAACACCTTACCCTCACCGTCGAGCGCTGCATACGTTGAGATGTCTGTTGTCAGTGCGAGCATCAGAGCGGTCTTAGGGTTACTACCGAGCAACTCACACTCGCGCACATCGTGAACCCTGAGTTTATCTTTGAGCTCGTGAACGTGCTGAATAGTCGCGCGGACTATCGAACAGTCTCCGTATGTTCTACGCACCATATCTCGGTGACCGTGTGTGGACAAAGGTTTCAAATTCAGCAGACTGGAAGTTACTAGGCATCGCGCCGTTGTTCTCAATGATAATCTCTAAGTTTCCTGACGATGCAAACACAGGAGCCCTGAAGAATCCATCTTTTAGTTCAACGCGGCTCGCTGAGTCATACGTAGCTGGGAATGAATTAGTGTATTGTGAACGCTTATCTGGCGTCACTTTGATCTCATAGTCAGACGTGCGTGTATGATACAGAGATAGATTTTTAATAAACTGCTTAGCAGCTGCGTTAGGGGTCCGCGCTTGGCCTGCTTGAGCCTTGAAGATCTGCTCAGAGAACGTGTATTTACTGTTGAACTCATAGCCGACCCATACAGAAGTCCCGTCAGCAATCGGATCGTCGATCGTCACGTAAGTCGCACTGCCCGACTGTGTTGCCGTCGAGTTGAGCTTAACGCCTTTGTCATTGTATACGACAATATCATTTGAACAGTAATAAGGCGCTGGTGTAGTAGCCGCATCGATTGACGTAATGTTCTCACGCAGTGGACGTTTAGACCCTGAGATAAACGACCCAGGAAACTTGACGTATCCTCCGTAGACAATCGCAGGGCTCCGCATGTCCAAGTGTGTGACACTGTCGTTCACAGAGTTTACAACAGTCGGCGCTACGGTGATCGTGCTTCCGGACGGTGTCAGGGTATACGTAGCGGTCCCTTCGTCTTCCCCGTCGAAGTTGAGAGGTAAATTCAATATGTATGTCTCAGAGTCCGAAATGTCGTCAGTGGCGATCATGTAGAGCGTGGAGTCCATAAACTCAAAACTCTTGATGTGAACATCCATTTCCCACTTAGCCCACGAGCTGAGGACTTTGCGCCCTTCGCTATAGAAATATTTATAAATGTATAACACCTGATCGTCTTCTTTAGACAGGACTGCAAGTGTATTCTCTGACAACGATCCGGAGAACCTAGTGATATCTTTCGGTATATACCGAGGAACCTGCTCAGTGATCGCGTTGGACTCGTAAACGTCTGTGTCTTTGTTTAGTGAGAACTCCCTGATCCCTGTGTGATTACCGAAGTCAAACGGATAGTAAATATACGAACCGACAGACACTGGGTCCGTGTCAGCGTTGTATTCAAAGTTAGTCACTGGTTTCACTGAGACCGTCTTAGGCGTCAACAGCTCTTCACCTTTGAGAACAAACTGTCCATTCTCAGCGAACAAAATGAGATTCTCTTGTGACGCAGCAGCCGCGCTGAGATTAACAACACGCTGCGCCTCTACGACCACATCAATCGGGTCCGAGTCGAGCAGTGTGGTAACTGTGGTCCGTCCAAAGTTATACTCGAACACTCCTGAGTCATTGCGGACTCCTAGTCCGGACTCCGAGAGGATCACGTTGTTCTCACAGATAAACCCTAAGCGGCTCTTGAAGAACACACTGTTCTGGATGTTCTTTCCGACAAACGAAGCGAACGGATTAGTGGTATCGTCCCCAACAAACCTAGGTGCCGTCTTGATCTCATTGATCTCAAACTTGTTTAATGATGTATTAGTAATTAACCTAGGAAGCGTGGAAGTGTCGTAGTTGGTTAGTTGCCCTGGGGCAGACGTCTCAACCCACGCTCCGTTCCCGATATCCTGGCCATCAGTCGTCTCGAACTTAACGTAGTAGTCGTCTGCGGATAACTCTTGGTCTCCACGGACTTTGACTATGAAGCCATTTTTAGCATATAGTGGTAAGTCAGTAATCGCTCCGACTTCCTTATAGACAACACCGAGTGCACCGTCACCGAGCCCATCGTGGGAACGGATCTCAAAGTCTCCTTTGCCGGAGCGTCTCGTTAAAACGATGAGGTTACCGGAGCTCTCAATGTTAAAATCAGCATTCCCGTTGTTGTTGTTGATCCCAGGGAACTCATCAACGAAAGCGCTGGTGTTGTGTGAATTACTATTAAGAAGAATGCCAGCAATAACTGAAGTGTCTGCGTTAGTTGCATGAGAAGAGTCATCTGACGTTATAAACACATTAGTAGTAACTGTCCCTGCTGTAGTTATCGCTTCTCCGAGTTCTAGCGTAACTGTTATCGTAATAGTATCCCCTACGTCTTCACTGTTCCCGATAGTTAACTGAGAACCCTTGTTTCTTATTGTGGCTGAAGCTACTTCTCCTGTAGAGGTGTTTGTTACCCCCACAACTAAAGTCGCGTCTCCACTATCAACAGTTCTAATAACATCTGAGTTATAAGTAGGAGGGAATCCAACGACAGTGTAAGTTTCCCCATTAGTATACCCTTGCCCACCACCAACGATTGACCCGACTGAGCTTAATGTGTATCTTGTGTTTCCCCCTCTGAAGCTCACCTTGGTGTATGTAAGGTTTACCTGTGCAGCCGCTGGGGACGTAGTAGAATAAGTGAGGTCCACTGCGTATTTCTTTGCGTAGTCTCCTTGCTTAACAAAGATCAACGCCTCTTTATCTAAGGCATCGGCACGAGACGATTGGTCTGTCGCTACTGTCTTAGAGCGGTTAACAAGAAAGGTCCCGTCAGAAACAGTAGAGGCCCTGAGAAGCCCACGGGGTGTTCCCACTGACGATGGGATTTCTAGGTAGCTATCAGCTGCTGGGGTGAAGCCACCTGTGGATCCATTGATAGTCGCCTCTTCCCCAGTGAGAACATTGTAAGCATAGAGAGCAGTGCCCTCGTGTATTAATACATACCTCTCTTCTTCACTCCGGTTAATAAAGTGAACAAAACTTTCTTCAGTGATTGCGCCAGTAGCGATTTGGCCGACATACCTAGTGCCATTGCGCTTTGTCAACCCATCGACAACACTAGACGAAAAGTTAACCTGGTCGTCACACTGACCAGAGAAGCGCGTAGCGTCTGGCTGCTGGCTGACTCCTTGAATCAGGTTAGGTAGCGATGTATTGATTAATGCCATTAGAGAAGGTCGTAGTTGCGGTTAATACCAAGACACGAGGCAACATCGTAGTTATCAAAGATGGTCCTGTCGGCTCCTTGTCCGTCCATCTCTTCAAGGTTGTAGCGTGCTTTGAGTTCATCCCGGAGGATCTGTTGCTCAAGTTCTTGAGACCCTACGACTCGTGTCTGGAAGACCCTTGAGGCTTTAAGTGTAATGTATCTCCTAGCTTGTTCGTGGAGATCAGTGAAATCTAAAAGGAACATCAACCTGACGTCAATGTCGCCTGTGAAAGTGAATGTATTATCTTCACGGTTAAACAACTTGCTCCCACGTTGCACAATGTCCTTAGAGCCATCTAGGGTATCTATGTGCAGAATGTTATCATCGAGGACGATCTCATTGCTAACATTAGGGCTAAGCGTCTGCTTATTTACCGTATTGAAGTGCCATCCCTCTGATTGAACCTCGCGACTAACTTCGTCTAACACGGTGATCGCGGTGACCGCAGAGATAGGTAGAGTGGAAGTAACAGTGATTTGAGTCACTGGGCTTTCCCCAATGTTACCCAGCATCGTATTGACGGCTTCGAGTTTTGTAGTGAGTGGCATAATTTTAAAAATGAAAAAATGCCCCGTCCCCAACTTAATGAGGACGAGGCATGAATTTAGGGTGTGCTATTAAGCAGCAGCAGTTGAAGTGGTGTTAACCACAACAGCAGACTCAGGGCGAAGAACACCAAGGCCCATTGCATACTTAGCAACGAACAAGGTGGACTGACGCTCAATGAGATACTCGGACTCAGTAGCGAGGTCGAGAAGCTTAACGCAACCAACAGCAGACGAGTGTCCAGCAACGAAGCC